AAGATCCTGACAACTTTGAGTTTGATGATGACGATGCGTACGCGTACGCTATGCACACCGTTAAGCACGGCGCCCCGTTGCCCATTAACGACGCCATCACGAAGATATCTGAGAGCGCGTGCCTCGTTCAGTGCGACCATGACCTAGGTAGTCACACCACCATGCTCACCACCGTGGGACTGTGCATCGGTGGAAGCCACGTACTCACCGTTGCACACGTTCTGCCCGATAAGGACGCCAAGCCCGTGATTACCATTACCGAAGGCGATGAGGTCCGCAGTTACCACGCGCGGGTTGTAAATATGTCACGCAAATATGAGTTAGCCGTCCTCAAGGTTGATTCCCCCGCGTGGAAGGCGAAGCCCAGGTTGTTGGGGTATTTTGCTGACCCCAACGACCCAATCCCGAGGGACGGTATTTCTGTGCGTCCAGCCACTGCAGGGCGCCCCGTCCAAGTCGTGCAAACTCCAATCACCGCACGCAACTTGACCACTGTCACCCATCCTTTCCGCGGGACAACGGCGGCCGGGACCAGGGTCAATTACCGCGAGATAGTGTACGTGAGTGACTACCACGCCATGAGCGGTGCCTTTGGCCTGCGTGCTGGCGACTGCGGCTCACCGCTGTGTAGGACCGACGTGGACCTGGAGAACAGGATCATATGTGGGATCTACACAGGTGTTGTTGGCCACGACGCTTACTGGGTCAAGGTGGACTCTTTCATCGTCAAAGAGCTCATGACTGAGGTCGAGAGCCTGGTAGTCGAGAAGACCATACAGTTCGGCGAGCGTGAAGCAGTGGTCGATTTGGACACTGCCATGTTGATTACCCGCCCTGAGGGGAAGAATGGCCCTCACAAGCCACGCCTGGACTTAACACCACTAATCACGCCGGGCGCTGGTGGCCAGATTGGTTCCACCAGAGGGGACTACAGTATGGAAAAGGAAAAGAAGCCCTGTCGTATGAAGACCTGCCTCCCACCTGACTTCCTACCATCGTCAAAAGTGCCTGTGCCGTCAACGAGTGCACAGGTCCCCGACAAGACCAAGATGACGCCTGTGCCCGCCGGACTCAAACAAGGATCGTACAACATGGTCCTAAACAACGTGGCCGGCCAGTTCTGCGAGAAGAAACAAGTGCCGTGGCCATATTATGAACGAGCCATCCTTGACACCAAGGCCACCTTGCCGCCCCAGTGCTTGAACATGCGTAAGAAGAGCATCATGGAAGTGCTGAACGGTGGCGCGCCTGGCGATGATTATCGCACCGTCAGGTCCAGCGTTGACGTCCACACCGCCCCGGGCGTGTTCTACGAGCACATGTTCAACATGCACGACAAAACATTATTCTCCCGCGGCCAGGAAGTCAACGGGCGTTGGATTCCAGACCGCCCGCTCGTCATTGACACGAGCCGCCCTCCCGGCGCGTGCTTGATGGAGAGATACAAGGCTATCGCCAACTTGGCGCGAGAAGGCAAGACGCTCCTGTGCATCGCTAAGAACTTTCTGAAACAGGAGTTGATCAAGAAAAGCAAGGCCGAGACCGGAGCTGCACGCACAATTGAATCGAAC